AGCCCCGACCCCGACCACAGACAATCCACGGACGTTTTGGCCCCCGACCCCGATCCCCGAACCGCCAGACCATGGGTCGCTAACTCCCGACCCTTGTCCCCCGCAAACAAATATAGGTTGCGGCCTTTGAGGGGGTGTACCAAGAAAAAACTAACACCGCCCGAACGCCAATACGCATGATTCCAAGCGATTTGACCCGACGATATATTAATTCGGTTAGTTTTGGTTGTTTTGAGTTCTACCCAAAAGGGGTAACTTTCGGCGCATATGTGAACATCGGGAACGCCCCCGCCCATGCGGTTTTCAATCCGCGTCACGTTCCAATGCTGGGGTATCTTTTGCTTCAATCTGTTCCAAAGCAATGTCTCTGGTTTTTGCGCCATTCACTTCCTCGTACTCTGCATCAACAAAAGCGCCCGGATGAGCTCCGCGCAATTCTTTCAGTCTGTCCTCTATTTGCTCTCGCGACATAGCCTCGATGGCATGGAAGTGGCTTGTCTCTCTTCTGTCGATTGTCAGGCCGCCCAACGATGACCGGATCTTCTCTGCGTTCACCGCTGCTGAGAATTGTCCGTTCTCTTCTGCGGACTTTGACAATTCACTAAATCTTTGAAGCTGACCTATAAGCGTTACACCGTACTTTCGTTCCCTGTCCTCCCGTAGCTCACTTATGTATTCAGCAACATGCGGGAAGGTCTTCGGGTCCAAAAGTTTACACGCTTGTATCTTGGCAATCCCGTTTTTATTAGAGTAGCCGGCCATACGGGCGCACGATGCATTAGAGTGCGTTCCTTCAACGTAGTACCTAGCAAACTCTTTTTGCCTGTTGGTCAGCTTACGACCATGGCTTTCTTCGATTTCAGAAGCTCTAGTTTCAATAGAACGCTTTGACATGGTTCCTCCTATATATAGAGCATTTTATAAATCAAATGAGATTTTTCAAATCTGAAATCTGCCCACGGCTAGAAAAAAGTGTAACGAAACTACTGTTTTTGCTACAAGTGTAACGAGTAGTGTAACGAGTTGATCATTGTTAAATTGTTGATGCAATTACATCTTTGGTCCATGAACCATGCTCCGTTACACATGTTACACTTTTTTTCCCTATTTTTTTATTTTTCAAACTGTTTTTTTATTTTTGCCCCTATATAGGCGCAAGTGGGTCGAACCCGTATTTGCTTGACCCATGGAAGTGGGAGATGTATGTTTAGGAACAATCCATTTAGAAAGGAGAACAAGATGGATACCTTTGATAAGTCCAACATCAACCTGATTCGTGACGCAATACAGACGGCATTGGACAATGTCGCGAAAGACTTGCGTGACGGTAATGCAAACATTTCCCTGGATTTAAAGCTGGGTAACATTTCGTATTCCGATACGAACTTCAAGGCTACCCTTAATTGCGCCGTTGTTGACGAGAACGGTGTCGTTCAGAACAAAGAACGTGCGGCCTACATCGCTTCGGCATCCATCCATGGTCTTGATCCCGCGTGGATTGACCAGACGTTCATGGACTATAAAGGCAAGGTCTTGAAGATCACGGGATGGAACACCCGCGCACGTAAGTGTCCTGTTCTGTTAGAGGATAAGGAAGGCAACACGTACAAGGGTCCGGTTGCCATGGTTCGTGATCACATGACGCATCGTTCTATTTCCGTATGACGTTCATTCGCAAAATTCTGTTTTGGCTTCGGGGGTATCGTCGCATATCTCCGAAGCACACTCCTAAGATAGAAGGAAAGAAAAGCGATGCACATAAATGACCGAATTTTAGCTTGGTCTCATTTGAACAGTATGACCCGTCAACTTATTAACGTCGCAAATACTGTCACAGATGTAATTGATCCCAAAAAACCTGGGGCTGACAGGATAAAAGAAATGCTGCGCGACCAAATAGAACTAACAGAAGAAGCACTAGACAGTTCTCTTTCTGCTTTTTCTGGAAAGGAGGACTAACCATGACGTTCAAGATAACGGCATGGAACAGTGACGGGACCGACGTTGTGGAGATCGACGGTCCCGTTTCTCCTGGCAGAATTATGGAAGCGGAAACGGAAAGCTGCGAAATATGGTGTCCGCATTGTTTCAAAAAGATGACGGTTGGCCATTTGAATTGGGACGCTTTAACGTGCCGCAATTGCAAATTAGAAGTTGATAAGCCCGATTGGCTGATGCCGTTGGGGCCCTGATATAAAGGAACGCGCCGCTTGACTAGCGGCTAGTCGGCAGACCTACTGCGATGATGAGAAGTGGGATGGTCCCCACAAACAAAGGACTCACACTGGATAGTGTCGGCTACTGAAGTCGTTAGAGAGGGCGCGAGAGTACCCTAGCGAGAAAGGGATTTAGAAATCGTGTTCCTCTCACCAGCACCTGATTTACGCGAGCTCACAAGGGATACTATGAGAAGACTTAAAACCTTGGACCTGTTTTCTGGAATCGGTGGTTTTGCGCGAGGGCTCGAAGCCACCGATTTTTTTGAGACGAGCTGTTTCATAGAACAAGAGCCCTACTGTCAGGCTGTGTTAAGGTATCATTGGCCCGACGTTCCCGTGCTAGGAGACATAAAGAATGTCCGAAGATCCGACTTACCCGACCCAGACCCCGATGTTATTTGCGGAGGATTCCCTTGCCAGCCATTCAGTCACGCGGGGCGGCAGCAGGCTCAAGACGACCCCCGTCACCTCTGGCCAGAGATGTTTAGGCTTATCAGGGAATGCCGGCCCACTTGGGTTGTTGGAGAAAACGTTGCTGGAATCATCAGCCTGGGCTTGGACGAAGTACTCTCTGACTTGGAGAGCGAAGGCTACGCCACAAGGACGTTTAATATTCCAGCTTGCGCGGTTGGAGCCCCGCACATTAGGCAGCGGATCTGGATTATTGCACACGCCGACAGCCAAAGCGAACCAGATGGCGCCTTCGATGGCAACGCGAGACAGCGGCAGTTGGGGTTTGGGTTTATGGCCGACCCCGACAGCCAGCGCACACAGGGGCAGTGGTCCGACGGTAGTGAGGAAGGACGGGAAGATTCGGAACGACAGGCTGGACTATGCGGTAGAGCAGTTCTGGCCGACGCCCGACGCGACACCGAGGGGTGCGGCAATCGAGTTCAAGGGGACACGGCCCAGCGGGGCGAAGGAAGCGTTGACGCTGGAGACGGCGGTGGCAATGTGGCCGACTCCACGGGCGCAGGAAGCCAAGCACGGGGCCGCGACGGAGTGGGAACTACGGACGGATCACGCGGGAACGAGGGACAGTTTGCGCGTACAAGTGGTGAAGCGAATGTGGCCGACACCCAACGCAAGGGAGAAGGGCGGCGGGGAGTATCAAGACCCAAAGAAGATAAAAGCAAGAATGGAAAAGGGTCATCAGGCCAATCTAGGGGACATGGTGAAGCTAGACCAGAAGAGTGGTGGGCAGTTGAGCCCTCTGTGGGTCGCTTGGTTAATGGGCTACCCAACCGAGTACCTCAACTCCGTGCCTTGGGAAACTCCATCGTCCCGCAAATCGCAGAAGAAATCGGAAACGCAATAAAGGTAGCAGAACAATGGAAGCCATAATCATGTGCTTGGCGCTGAACATCTACTTTGAAGCGCGTAATCAACCCATCGAAGGTCAGTTGGCCGTGGCCCAGGTAGTGATCAACAGGGTTCTTGATGATCGATACCCTGATCATGCCTGTGACGTTATCACGCAAGGTCCGACGTATCCTGATAGTAATTTGCCGATTCGGCACAAGTGCCAGTTTTCATGGTACTGCGACGGCAGATCGGATCGTCCAACGGATTTTGACGCTTACAGATGGGCGATGAACATTGCGACGGGAGTTGCGACAGAGGAACTTGAGGATATAACGTATGGTGCAACGCACTATCACGCGACGAGAGTGTCACCGGATTGGTCTTACAGGGCGAAACACACTGTAACAATCGGTGATCATATATTCTATAGGTGGGAACATGACTGATTGGGTACAGAGTATACTACCGAAACCTCTTGAGAATCCGACGCTCCGGGTGTTGAGCCTCGGCGCTGGCGTTCAGTCTACCGTTATGGCGTTGATGGCTGAGAGTGAAGCGTTTGGCCCCAGACCTGATTGCGCGATATTCGCGGACACGGGATGGGAGCCGAAAGAAGTCTACGGACATCTGGATTGGCTGGAGAAGCAGATATCGTTTCCTGTCTACCGGGTGGAGTCGGGTAACATAAAGCACGACCTAGAGAACAACCTCAATACGACAGGTCATCGGTTTGCTTCTATACCGTTCTTCATGGTTAACAAAGACGGTACGTTTGGCATGGCTCGGCGGCAGTGTACCAGCGAGTACAAGCTCAAGCCCATACGCAAGAAGGTACGTGAACTGATTGGCCTGAAACCAAGGCAGCGGACACCCAAGGGCGTGATGGTGGAAATGTGGATGGGCATCAGCCGCGACGAGGTGCAGCGCATGAAGGAGAGCTCTGATTCATGGGTCACGAACCGTTGGCCGTTGCTCGAGAAAGAGATGCGGCGGTACGACTGCCTTGATTGGTTTCGGGAGCGTCACCCGCAACGGACGTTGGCCAAGTCGGCATGTATCGGGTGCCCGTTCCATGATGACCATGAGTGGAGCCACATAAAGAACAATTATCCAGAGGAGTTCGAGGAAGCTTGCCAGATCGATGAGAAGCTACGTGATCCAGAGATGGACGGTGGCAAGTTCCACGGGCAGCGATACCTACACGCGCAAAGGGTTCCGCTGCGCGAGGTTAGGTTCAATACGGCGAGTGAAACTGGGCAGCAAGATCTGTTCAACGATTTAATGCAAAACGAGTGTGATGGGATGTGCGGAATATGACTGAAGTAATATTGTTGATATCGGCGTTGTTCGTAGCGGACAATCATGAGTTTCTAAAAGAGGCTAGAGAGCAGATTGATCAAGGAGCTAAATGGCACTACGTGGGCCGTCAGTCCCTTGATCCAAATGCCAAGGCCATACCAATGCAATGCGTAGATCAATCAGGCAAGCCATGCGGCGAAAAGTTTATTCTGTGGAAGTTGAAGAAGTGATTCCTACATACAATCCATTCTACTACAAGCCACTGCCTGAAGAGATTACGATTAGACAAAGCGAAATTGAGGGCCTTGGTGTCTTTGCCGTTGTAGATATACCAAAAGATACGGATCTTGGAACAACGCACATAAATGTGCCAATGTATAATGGATTAATAAGAACGCCAATTGGTGGGTTCCTGAATCATGAAGACAATGCTAATTGTGTGTTGGACATGATTCATGATTGGGATGACTGTCAAATCTACAACGTAGTAACTAGACGTAAGATCAAAGCCAACGAGGAGCTCACACTAGACTATAACGTCTAGTGCTGTATCTCCCCTTCTTCATCAAAAGGCGTCAGGGCGCGATGAAATCCCGCGTCCGGGTCGCCGTCCTCTATACCTAGCGACTCCGATAGCAATCGCGACATGAAGTAGTTCATGCGAGAGATGCCTAGTGCCTGGGCGCTGTACTCCATCGCGATCCGGTACAAGATCCACATTTTCATGGTCGGTGGTAGACCGTCCATATGCTCAACGGCCGCCCTTGATGACTTTTGGTAAATCGTCTCCAGGTCATCGGGCGTCATGACGAGTACGTCTTCTTCAAGAGAGA